TTACTTCTTAACTTCTTTGTATATCTGATACAGCTTTAAACCGATCATCAACAAGGTGTATATCAAGGTAGCCCAGATGACTAGATCGCTGACCTGATAGCCATACACTGTTGCCAGTGATACTGTTACTGGTGGCGCTATTTTGGCTGCGATAGCCCCTACGGTTTCGTCGTTATCAAGCATGGTTACAACTTTAGTGGGTTAAGGTTATGAATAATTTCTTCGCCAGGACGACCCGTTTCATTTAATCTTCCACCAGCACCTGTTCTAGGAGGTACAGCCATACCGCCACCACTAGGTGGTGAAGGAGGAACAATTGCTGCTGTTATACCGCGTTCTTTTCTTACACTTTTTGGTATGTCACTAAACTTAGGACGAATGGTTACTTCTTGACGACGAGCTTCCATTTGATTATGCGACTCAAATGGTTTGCCATTGTTGTATCTATCAATAAAATCTTGTGCGCCCTCAACACCATGTTGATTAACTAGCCAAGACATTCCTTTGCCCCAACCTTCAGGCATAGGTATTTTTGCTTTTGGCGCTGTTTTTGGTGGTTCAACGGGTTTTAGTGCTTCTTGTTTTCTGCCTTCAGCAACAGCGTTTATTTCTTTGTTAGCCAATCCTTGCTCAATCATTGGCATTTCTTTAGGTGCTTTACCTACTTCAGTATTTAAAGGTACTGTTGGGTTTTGTGGAGAAGGAGCGTTAGTTAATTTAGTAGATGGATATTTATTTTCTATATCGTTTTTTAATCTTTGATATTCTTCCCGCAATACTCTTGCTTCTTCTGCTAATCTTTCTGTTTCCTTTATGCCGTTTCCAGAACTAAAGTTTTGTGCAGCAGGTTTAGTAGAGACATCCGCAGGAAACAAATCACCAACCATGCGAGGTTCGCCAGTGTTAACGTTCATCTGTGGGCCAGAACCAATTTTGCGTGACTCAATCGAACCAGGCTTAATAGGCGCAGCTTCTTTCTCGCCAAACAATTTGTGTAATCCAAGACCACCAGCAGCAAGCAATCCAAGACCCCCCAATAGTTTTAAACCTGTATCAACAGGCAACTTTGGTTCTGGCATCTGATTTTGCATAGTCGCATAGTTAGATGTGACATTGCTAACCATTCCAGATAAATCAGGAGGTGGTGCTTGTGGTGCTGATGCAGTCTGAGCAGGTGCTGTAATTTGTGGTGGTGGCGCTACAGGAGAAGTGGTGCCAGTAATAGCGGCCTTTTGCTGTTGTTGTTGTACAACAGGTTCTGCCATAGGAGTTTGTTCAAACCTATGTATTTCTTGATCAACCTTATCAATGGATATTTTTGGGTATTCCATGTTTTATCCAATCATTGAGCTTGAAGAATATTGTGCTGTTGGTCAACTATCAAATCACCTTTTTTAAGCACTCCAGAACGTCCAAAATGTCTTTCATGTTTATCAGTGTATGTATTTGTAATAGCTTTAAACATGTCTGATTTTTGGAATTTATCTGCAACTTCTTTAATATCAGCTTGTTCACCAGTTCTTGCAGCAATTCTTTGTGCTTTGAACAATTCAGCATTCCATGCAGCAATCAAAGCATTGTTGTATTGTTGTCTAGAACGATTGCTAATCATTGCTTCAGCACCACCCAAATATGGATCAGTTTCAGGAATGGCTTGATAACCTGGAGGTTTTGCTGAGTCTGGTATTTGTTTTAATGCCAACTCGTTTTCAGTGTTTAAAGCTTGTAAGCGCATAAACGCACGGAATTGTTCAGGAGTTTTAATTGCTCCTTGAAATTCTTGAATGATTGCACGTTGCAAGTCTTGTTGTTCTTGTAATGTGTTGCCAGCAGTATTGTTAACTGCATTTGTTTCGCGTTGATTTACTCCTGCTTGGTTGGCTGCTCCAATGTTTCCACTAACGCCACCATTTAATGCAGACTTGCCGCCAGTACCAGCGGTTCCTTCTGTGCCGCCCATTCCAACGTTGCCACCCACGCCAACATTTTGTTGACCACTTGCGTTAACAGCAGCGCCTTTTTCATTAGATTTTTGTAGATTGGTGCTGTTAGTGTTGTAACGATTAACGTAACCAAGAAGCTTTTGACGCTTATCGGAATCCATTTGACTAATAGTGTTTAGTACATTTGGTATGGCTTTTGTTAACTTAATCTGCTCTTCAATGTTGTTGTTAGAAGACGATGCAGAATTGGCGGCAGCATATGCCGTAGTACGTGCAGCCTCTAACTGACTTGCAAAACCTTGGTTTGCCAAAGTAGATGCCTTTTGTGCATTTTGCCAATTAGTGGTTTTTAAAGCATTAGCATCAGTAGCAGTCAATATGCCACCACGCGCCAATAATTTATCTGTTTCGGCAGAAGATAACGGCTTGCCTGTTCTTCTGTCTTTGTATACGCCAGTTGGACCTATCTCGTTATATTCTTTGTAGACAACATCGCCAGTTGGAGTGCGACCTTCTTCTTCACGGGTTGCTCCACCATTAAAGTATTTGTAAGCATCGCCATAGTTTCTTGATAACAAAGAAGAAAATACTTTGCCCCATTGTGGTTGCACATTGGGATGGTAATCTTTAGATTCAGCAGAATGCTCGTCCATCAATCTGGCGGCATTTAAGTTGTCACCTGACATTGCACTTGCAATAGTGCCTTGCAATTTTGGTGGCAAATCTTTAAACCCAACAACATTACCTGAGTCGGCTGGTGGAGTGGTTTGAGTTACATCTTCTCTGACAACAACAGGCGCTACAGGCATACTAGTAGGCTGTGACATGCCAGGCGGTACTGGCGCTAATGGTGCATTTGGTGCAATAGGTAGTGGCATAGTTATTCCATTTCTATTTTCCCAAGAGAAGACGTGTAGTCAAAACTTGGTAATTTTGAAGTTACTTCACCAACTGATGTTTTGGCAGAGTTAAAAACATTTTTAAATGGTGCAATTGCGCCACTTATCGCGCCACCCATTCCACCGCCTTCGCCACCTTCGCCACCAAGTGCGCCCATAGCGGCTCCTCTTACTGCTAATTCGCCAAGACTTTTGCCACCAGTCAATGCAGGGGGTATTACACCTTGCATACCAGTCTTTTCATCAAAACCAATAATATTTCCTAAATCAGAAAATTGGTTGGTATTAATATAGTTTTGAAAATTAATAGGCATGTATGTCCTTTAGATCTTAAATCCACTGCCTTTGCTAGAACTAGTTTGACCTTGAGTTCCTTGGAAGTTAGGCGTAGTAGAAGCTTGAGGAGTTCCGTAAATAACAGATGCGTATTTAGCCAACACGTCCTGAGGTGTGCCAGCGTAACCAATACGTGCGGCTGCGGCTTGATTTGCGTTTTGTAATCCTGTTGTACCAAGAGTAGCAAGTTGATTGGCTGCTGCCGCTTTGTTGGCCTGCACACCTGCTTGGGCTGCTGCTGCTGCGGTAGCCTGACGTTGTGCATTAAGACTTGAAAGATTGGTGTCAGCAAGGGCTTGACGGGCAGAACCTAGTCCACCTGCTCCACCGTACATGGCATTCTGAGCGCCAAGGGCTTCGCGTGATGTTTCACGGCCTGCTTGTAATGCGGCTTGAATTTGGTTTTGCTCGTATTGTGGGTTAAACAATGAAGCAAGGCCAGCCATGCCAGTGGCTAAACCAGCAGTTCCAGCGGCTTGCTGTAATCCACCAGTCTGTTGGGCAACATTAGACGCTTGATTTGCGGCATTAGTTGCGGCAGGCGCTACTTGTCCGTAAACATCTTTTGCTTGAGAAATGGTGTTTTGATAAGCAGGAAACGCAGTATTTGTTAAAAAATCAGTTTGCGCTTGTATTGCTTGCCGTTGTTCAGGAGTTATTACTGCCTGTGTATTACCAGATGATTTTCCACCGCCCATAATTAGACCTTACCTTTCCCGAAACCCATTTTGGGTAACTGTTGTTGCATATTATCGCCCATACCTATGGTATTTGGGTATTGATTAGGCGCTCCCATTTGGGGTTGACCTGATGTTGCAGACATAGAGTAATTACCACCTTTGCCCATTGACTGTTGTGGCGCTCCATTATTAATACCGTTTTGTTGATCTTGAGTAATGCCAATTTGAGGTTGTTGTACAGGCGCTTTTGGTGCGTTGTCTGTAACCTGTTGGACTACCTGACCAACAGCACCATTTTTGCCAGCGGCTTGGTTATATTGCTGATTAGGCGATTGTTCTACTTGTGCTGAATAACCCATATTAATATCCTGTAACGTCGATGGTCATGGCTAAAACACTGCCACTTGTGATTAATAGCCCTGTGTGACTAGACCAAGGGCCTGCAAAAGATTTGGTTATTGTATTTTGAATGCTTATAGAAGTAGATGTTGTGGTAATTGAGTCAGTTCGAATAACGCTAGTATTAAACCCGTCAAATCCTGCTCTAGGGGTTGCCATACAAACAGCATAGTTACCGCTTGAATATGATCTGCTTACTGCTGGAGTATTGGCTGTGGTATTAAAACCGTTACCAGAAAAACTACAACTAAATACATCGACTACACGGATGTACTTGTTATCAGAGTTAAACACCTGATTACCTGAAGAATCTAAAACCTTTAGACCATAGGTAGATGTGGAATTTACTGGATCATCAAATACATAAACATTACCCGTAGAAGAGGCTGCTGCCCTAATAACCCATGTATAGGTTGAACCTGATAAACCTGCTTCAATCACACCTACTTGATCAGAAGAACTGATAAACAATAAAGGATTGTTTGCACCCGATAGAGTAATAGTCTGTTCACCACCTGCACCCAATGAAAATGCAGTCTTACTCCGCAACCCCATGTTTTTATAGGTATTGTCAACAACCAAATTATTGGTGGTGTTGTAAACAGTAAGTCCGTAGGTCATTTTAATATATGCCCACAAAGACGCGCATAGGGGCGCGATTACCAGAAGGCAAAGTATAGTAACTCCAACTAACTGTGGTTCCAGATACTGTGACAATTGCTGCTCCATATTGAGTGGCAGTACTAGTAGGAACACGATAGGCAGCTACCCAAGGTCTACCACCAGCCAGTTCCGCATAAGTTGTTGATCCATTGCTAGTCGTGGTTACAAAAGTAGCAATAGTCTTAGTAAGAGAATCGCTTACATCAAGGGTTTTGTTACCAGAGGAATCAAAAATTTGTAAACCATAAGCCATTACAACTGCCCCAGTCTGACACGAAGTGTGCCACTGTCGTACACATCTATGCGGTTGTTAGCGCCATCAACAATGATGTAACTAGTTCCAGTGCCTGGCAATCTAATAGTGCCTGCCGTAATAGATCCCAAGTCAGCGCTTATGGCTGATAACTGGGAAACATTTAATTTATTGGCTGTAATCGTGTTGGCGGCTATTTGAGTAGCAGTAATGGTGTTAGACGCTATTTGAGTAGCAGTAATAGTTCCTGAAGCAATATTGGCAGCCACAATAGAAGCAGCAACAATCAGGTCACCAGTAATGTATTTTTGGAATACTGCCCAACCAGTGGTGTACTTATAGACAATAGAAGATATGCCACTGTTGTAGTTAACAGTAGCCAAGTCGCCAGAAATAGGTGTTCTACCAATAGCAGATATACATTCAGCATTTGTAGGGGCAGACGAATCGTTTGTTACGCGGATGATAACGAAGTTGGCAGGTCCATTAGCGCCACTGATAACGTCTAAGTCAATGGCAGTGCCTGGATCAACAATCCACCCTGTATTAGGACTAGATGTAGCCACAGCAAACTGAATCTGTCTGCCACCAGTAGTTATGTAATAAAGATACTTGGTTGTGCTAAAACCACCCGCTGCTACTAGCGACCAAAGGTAATCAGCAGGATTAGTAGATTCTGTATTGTCGTCAGAGTTTCTAAGACCATAATAAAGTCTGTTAGTCGGTGTGTTGCTAAAGTTAACAGTTCCATCAAAACTATCAGCGTATTTGACCGATATATATTTGTACAGATAAGAACTAGTAGTACCTGTTGGCCCCATTACCTGACCTGTAGTTGGGTCAGCCGAAACATTCTGGGTAAAGTTACTCAAGAGGTAGTTAACTGCCTCTGATACTTCAGCCTGTGTTGGATTGCCATCAAGAAAGAACGGCATTAATAGGCATCCTCTGTAATAGTGGCTTGCCAGTTAAGCGCAGGAATGTTCCATGTGTCTGTTGCATCATTAGATTCAACTTTGATAGCAATCGTTCTAACAGTATTTTGTTGAGTTGTTACCCAAGGGTTATCTGTTATTACATCCGTTTGAACAGATTTTCCGTACGTAGGTGTCTGCGCTGCGGAATTAGCACCGCCAACCGATATAGTTAGTTTGCCTGTACCTACAACCTCTGGAAGAATGCGGTGGATATAAACCTTAGCCGAGTAAGGAACTGGTCCTTCAGCAGTCTGTAATGAGGCATTAGTGCGTTCAAACAAGCAAGGTATAGCAGAGCCAGCAAATGCATTAGTAATGTTGGTCTGTCTCATCTTTGATCCACTTACGCTACCACGGGCATAGGTCACAGTACGGGATGCGTAATTAAAACTAGAGCCGTTGTAAACAGGAGCTTCTGTACCCATGCAAGCATTAGCTACATCTCTAGGAGCATTCCATAGTTTGAGGTCATATCTCCATGACAACATCTTGTTACACCAGCCTGTAGATGTAAGATCAGGATAGTAAATCTCGACCTGATTCTTTTGGGTGTTGTTTATCAAAAACATACGGTCTGCATATGTTTGGCTTAAGTTGGAAAAGAAATAATTCTTTACTTTTTGATTTCCAAGCGAACGGAAGTCAGAACCGTCAAACACCCAAATATCCCTACTATCCACACCATACACTTCAGAGTCTGTATTGCACCAACAGTTGTTGTGCATCAAACCACGACCTTGGTTAAACAAACGAATACCAAAGACTGGGGCTGTAGAATTTTGATAAGCAATAGGCGACATAACCACTGTATCCCAGTAACTACAGAGATAGAAGTTAGCGCCTAAAAAGAAACCGTCAATCAAAGGACCACGAACAGGAACTTCTTGTTCGTTTGCTACGTTATTCAGTGTTGGCGACCAAGTAGCAGGTACACCAGTATTGGCAAAAGCCTGCGACCAACGGATTGTTGTCGGATAGTTGGTGGTTACGCCACCATTAGTCTTAGTAAGATTACCAGCAACTAAAATATTACCCACATTGGGTGAAGAGAAGTTGCGAACAAAGTTAGCGGTTACTGCTGTTACTCCAAGAGTAGATTCATAGTTCCACACATAGTAGTTAGGAGCAGAGTCATAGATGTATATCTCTGTAGCAGTCTGCAAAAAATACATTGGAGGGCGTAGGCTGTCGTTGATAAAGAAAACACTACCAACCCATGAGGTGGTGATATTTACATCATCTGTATAGCCAGACAAGGCTACGTTTGGGTTAGCTCCAACGCCAGGCGTAATGTTGGACACTCCCGCAGAAGTAATCTTGTACCACTTACCTTCGCGTGTGGCTGCTATGTAAGTCCATTCTGTCCCACGGAATCCGCCATCAAGAAAAACAATATTTCCTGTAATAGTGCCTAGAATTTCCTGTTCACCAGCAACCTTACGAATACCCCTAACATCACACTCTATGTTTAGTCCTGAGTTGTACTCATTGGCAGACAAAGCATTACTTGGCACATCTGGCGTAAAGCTCATCTGTGTAAAAGGAGTGCGAAGGGGGGTATAAGAATCACTCATTTTTTTCTTCGGGCTTGGGTAATTGAGTTTCTACCTGACTACGCAACTTTGTGTACAACGGATGAGCGTTGGACTGGGTTGGTAGTTGACCGATGATGTTAATTACGTCAACGGCTTCTTGTGCGGTCAGGGTGATTGCTATGTCGCTCATGCTGATGTTCCAACTTGTGCCGCTACTTGCGCTTGATAAGCCGCTACGACTTCATCTGTCCATGCCGCATTGCATATTGCCACTACACTTGCTGGTACGCCCGTCAGGTCTTGTGCTGGTGTTAGGCTTGTACGATGGTATGTCTGAGCAATCTGCTCACCATCTTTTAGGATGCGTGTTGCTTCCCGATACAGCACTATGCCGTTTTCTGAGACTGTGATTTGGTCAATTACTTTGGTTTCTGTGAGTGCCATTTTGATTTCCTTTAAGTTAAGTGTCCGACTAACAAATCCATGCTAGTTAATTAAGCCGTGTAATAACTTCCACAAATATAAAAATATTTACTTGCCAACGAACCAGCAAATATATAATTGCTACCGCCATATTGGTAACAACCTATTGTTGTTGTGGCTGTACTTATATCTCCAGCCAAAACTAATGCACTTGCGTCTAAATATGCTCCAGTTGCAGTTCCACGAACTCCAGTTGCGCTACTAGATGTAAAAGGTAATCCACTAACAACTACTTGTGCGCCACTTCCTGTACCGCTTGTTAAAAATAATCTTATAGAAAAAGAAACAAATCTTCCTATTTTTGTGTAAGACCCAGTTTGTTCACCATAAACTGGGCTAGTAACGCCAGTAGAAAACGAAGGAGTAAAAGTCCCTTCCTCATAATCATCCAATGTGTTTGCGTCAGATGATGCTGATTGGGCTGCGGGGAAAGATATACCAGCACCTGTGTTTGCAGGAGTAGTTCCACCAACACCTATAGTTGATGTTGAAATCAGCGTACCAGAGTTAGTAGTTATGCCATTTGTTCCGTCAATGATTACGCTCATTTTGCCTCCAAAGCCACCACACGGGCGGTTAGTGCGTTGATTGTTTCGGCTTGTGCTGTTATTAGTGCTTGTTGTTCTTGGATGGCTTTGACCAAAATTGCTTCCGTCTTGTTCCAACCTGTAACAGTCAAATAGTGTTCTTCTGAGTCATCATTACCAACAGCATCAGGAAACACTTGTTGCATCTCTTGTGCAATAAAACCAGTTTGATGTCCGCCAGTTTTGTAGTCAAATTCAACGGGTCGAAGCGACATGACTTTTTCAAGTTGCGGCGGCAAATCAATAATGTTTTCTTTTAACCTTAAGTCGGAAAATGAACCAAAAGCAGCTTGAGAAGCGCCGTTTGCATTAATTTGTCCGCTTCCAGAACCTTGGTTATTTACTGTAAATTGAACAAATACTTGAGATGTAGTTGTTGTAGCAGATGATTTATCAAAACGAGAGGCTGCTGTTGCATCGCTTGTAGACTCATAAAAACGTGATTGACCATTTACAGTCAATTTTCCATTTGCAGATAACCCTGTAGTCCCCACCAGCAAGTTACCGCTAGAGTCGATACGCATACGCTCTGTGTTGTTAGTGCCAAAAATAACTGGGTTATTTTCGTAATTCCAAAGGTATGCATCCATGCTAGCAATGATGCCAAGATAAAGTCCATCGTTAGTAGCAGTTCCCGTGCTTGAATTTTGGAAAAGTAATGTTGCTTCATTTGCACCGCTATTTCTAATTCTGTTGCGGTATGCAGAGCTAGCAGATACAACATCTAAACGGTCAAGTGGGCTTGTAGTACCAATCCCCACATTACCAGAGGAGTCGATACGCATACGCTCTGTGCCATTTGAATAAAAATATTGCTGTAACGCACGAATGTAAAGGTCTTGGTTTGCAGATGTGCTTCTGTTATATGAACTTATATATCCACTAGGGTCTATTTCTACACCACCAGCACCAGCACTTGATACTACAAGAGCATTTTGTGGTGAAGTAGTACCTATACCCACATAACCAGCGGAGGTGATACGCATGGCTTCTGTAAGCGTTACATTATTTCCAGCAGTTCCAGATGGTGCTAAACGCCAAGCAAATCCACCTGTTGCGGCATTGTTGTAATCAAACGATGCGGCATAGTTGGTAGTGATATATTTAAAATTAGTTCCATCGTAAACTGTATTTGACAAAATCTCTGAGATTCCATTTGTCATGGCAAGAGTTGAAACAGACGCGCTTGCACCACCTATTTGCAATAATTTGCGAGAAGAAGCAGAAGTACTAGGAGTAATACCAATCCCCACATTCTGGCTGGTATCGATGGTAAGAGCCGTTGTAGCTGCACCACCAGACGTGGTCGTCTGTAAAGCCAAGACTCCAGTACTGTCAGCAGTTGATTTCAACCCAGCACTACCGCTGGATACGCCATTGTCACTTAATATAGTTGATGCCATGTTTTATGCCCCTTCAAATGGTAGGTCGTCTTCTTGTGGTTCGGGTTTTAAAGGCTCAACAATAACTCTGCCGTTTTCGTCAGTCCAGTTAGTATCGTGCATATGCTTGTCTTGGCGTTCACCGATAACCATCCAACTAATGCTTGCAGTACTTGTTTGGTCTTGGGCTTCAATAGTTAATATGTTTCCCACAACAGAACCACGCACAGCAGTCCAATCAGATTCATTAGTTGTAAAGCATTGAACATTACGGCAAAGGGCAACAAATGTTCCCTCGGTCATGGTTGCGGATGTGTCGATATTAACTGTTGCCGTGCCGTTTATAAGATTAACTTTGCCACGATAAATAAGGTCTGCTTGTGGTCCTTCAATGAACGAGTGAACAAGATGATGCGTTGCTTCTAATTGAGGCAAAGGATGGTCGATACGGAAAGAACCAGACCCTTTAGATAAAGAGCCAGTTATAGTGACGGAAGATGCAACTAAATTTATAGCAGATAAAGTTGCTTGTGCCGAACCAGCACTTGCTAAACCTCTAATATTAAAAGTATAGTTTGCACCATTATTTCCACTTGCATCGCATAAATTTAAATAACAACCTAAAGTGGATGTTGCCATTGCCATTTCTGATGTGTTGAATGTTACTGACCTAATAATTGAAGTTCCACCAAGCCCAACAGCACCAGACGCAGGATTTAATAAAAGAGCGTTTGCAGCGCCAGAAGAGGTAAGTGCTTGCACAGCAGGGTATGTATAGTTATTCCTAGCCAACCACACACCGCCAGATGACCCGTTAACAAAACCAGCGTATACATCTGCTTGAGAGCGAATTGTTCCTGTTGTATCTAGGCTATATGAACTACTTGGTGTAGAAGTTCCAATACCAACGCTTATTCCAGAACCTCCCGCACTCGCAAGGAAAGATAAAGTGTTTTGTGAATAAGAACGTATATAAGACCAATCAGTAGTTCCCGCATAGTTTGTAAACTGAATGCCCGAATAAGTATTTGCTGAATCCGCTTGGGCGCGAACTCCATAACCGCCTGCCGTTGTTGTTATACCAATGAGTCCAGCGTTTGCTTGCAAACTGTTTACACAGGTTACTTGTTGGCTTGTTCCAATAGTTACTGCCGTAGTAGGCGATGCACCAGTCTGTAGAACCAATGCTCCAGTTGTATCCGCAGTAACTACATATGCGGTTGTTGTCGTTGTTGATGCGCTTATCGTACTCATATAATTACCCATTTCTGGCCGCTAGAGACCGCGATTGTTACTCCACTTGCTATTGTTATTGGTCCAACAGAAAATGCATTTTGTCCACTTGCCAGAGTGTAATTCACATTGGCTGTTGTGTTGTTAACCTGAAATACGCCACCACCTTGACCACCAAGACCACCCAGTTGACCAGGGGCGCTCCAACTTGTTACCGCTGGAGTTAACGAGTTAATAATCGATATAGAAACCCATACCGTATTTGAAGGATAAGCAGGAGGAGAAGATGACCAACCTGTTGGCGGTATTCCAGTATTTGTTGTGAAATTCCAAGTTCCTCCAGTAGGAGTCGCAGGTTGTGTTCCAGATTCTTTATATATAGACCATTCAAAATACAAAGTTGAAGTAGTTGTGGATGAATAGCCATTGCTATACAAGCCTATCGACTCTCCCGCACCCGTGTAATAAGGACCCATTGTCATAGTCGTTCCTAAATAATTACGTGTCTTTGACCAGACGAGACTGTCACTGTTACACCACTACTGATAGTTAGTGGGCCTACTGAAAAACCATTATTTCCAGTAGCAATCGTGTAACTTGATCCTACTGTTGTACTCATTACGGCAATACCGTTTGTACTAATTGCGGCTGGCGCTTGTAATTCACCCGTACTTGGCTTATACAAATACTTGGCGTTAGATGTATAAATAGTTGTTGGCACACCTGATGTGGCAGCCGCGAACAATGGGTAAACGTTAGTAGATGTACTTGTATCGTTGCTAATGCTTGCGCCTGAAACAACTGTTGCCCAAGATGTATTTGATCCATCAGTGGTTAAATACTTACCTGAATTGCTTGTTTGGCTAGGGGCTAGAGCATTGAAAGCTGTATTAGCCGTAGTCTGACCTGTACCGCCATTGGCAATAGGAAGTGTTCCAGTTACGCCAGTGGTTAAAGGTAGGCCAGTAGCATTAGTTAATGTTCCTGATGATGGGGTTCCAAGCACACCACCGTTAACCAATGGTGATCCAGCAGTTCCTACGTTTACTGCCAATGCAGTAGCAACGCCTGTTCCTAATCCAGATACACCAGTAGAAATTGGCAATCCTGTACCGTTTGTCAAAGTAACGCTAGTTGGTGTTCCAAGTATTGGCGTTACCAAAGTAGGGCTTGTTGACAATACAGTGTTGCCAGAACCAGTAGAAGTTGTTACACCCGTACCGCCATTAGCAACAGCCAAAGTACCAGCAAGGGTAATTGCACCAGTAGTAGCCGTGTTTGGCGTAAGGCCTGTTGTACCTGCGCTAAACGATGTAACACCACCTGTGGATGCTGACCATGTGGCAGTCGTTCCATTTGATGTTAGTACATAGCCGTTTGTGCCAATACCTAATCTAGTAGCGCTGTTTGTGCCATTACCAATGATAAGGTCACCAGTAGTTGTTACTGGAGATAAAGCATTAAATGCTGCACTAGCAGTCGCTTGGCCTGTACCGCCTCTGTTTATTGCTACAGCAGTTCCATTCCATGTGCCAGAAGTAAACGAACCAGCATAATCAAATGTATTGGTTGACCAAGATACGTTTGATGGGGCAAAAGCGTGTACATCCCATGAACCAGCGGCAGTTGCATTGCTTAACAAGATTACGTCAACATAACCGCCAGATTGGACGGTTGCAACAGTAGTGCTTGAATTATTTTTGACAATAATCGTTCCACTGCTTTGGTTATTATTAAATACGTAATTAGCCCCGTTAGCCAATGTGGTGGCATCAGGCAATTGATATGTTTGTCCACCAGAACCAGTAACCACATAGTTGGGTACAGAAGCAACGGTTAGGGTTGTTGTTGTACCTGCGGCAGCAACATTAGAAAAGCCTTCGCTTATAGCGTTTGCACTAATGTTGACACTTGCATCACGCAAAACAACACTGTTAGCGCCTGTAGAAGCAGTTACGCCCGTACCACCGTTAGCCACTGGCAAGGCTGTACCGCTATAAGTTAAAGCCAATGTACCTGATGTTGTTATTGGTGAACCTGCAACGCTTAGGAAAGCAGGAACAGTAGCCGCCACCGAAGTAACAGTACCAACCGAGACAGCGCCAGTCTGACCGTTAACAGAAGTAACCAAGTTGGTTTGATCAAGCTTTTGCCAAGTGCTACCGTTAAAAATAGCCCAGTCGCCTGTTACCCAATCTGTTACACCATTAAGGTTAGTAGAGCCAGATGTAGAAACAACATAGTAATAACCGTTTGTTCCAACGCTAGAGGTAAGAGTAGGACTGTTGGTAGAAGCATTCCAAGTGCCTTGATAACTCAAAGTACCTGTTATGGTTGTCCAAGAAGTGTCGTAATTAGTGCCACTCGCTTTAGTCAATACTTGACCTGTTGTGCCACCCGTGGGAACTCCTGCTCCTGTAGCGCCCGTGTCTCCGCGAGGAATCGTGAAATTAAACACAGCAGCACTGCTAGTACCAGAATTAGTTACCGATGCTGATGTTCCTGCCGCGCCAGTAGTTGTAGTACCTACCGCAACAGTAGCAGCAGTTCCAGCACTACCTTGAGGTATCGTAAAGTTAAATACAGCAGCGCTTGTTGATCCAGAGTTTGTAACGCTTGCAGACGAACCCGCAGCTCCTGTGGTTGTAGAGCCTACATTAAGCGTAGCAGCAGCACCTGCTGGACCTGTTGCTCCAGTAGCACCCGTGGCCCCTGTAGCCCCTGTAGCCCCTGTAGGGCCTTGTGTTCCAAGAACGCCAGGTGTTGACCAAACTAAGGTTGTTGGATAACGCGAATCTACAAAAGCGACCGAAACATATGTGTAGTTTGTAAGCGTACTTGGAACACTATTAGACCAACCAGTAGGAGGAATTCCTACGTTAGTAGTAAAGTTCCATGATCCACCTGTAGGTGTAGCAGGAGCAGAAGAAGCTTGTTGAAAAACAAACCACTCGAAATAAGTGATTGTTGTTGTACTCGATGCCCCGTATAGACCGCCTGTAGCCATGTTTAATCCTACTTGAATGAGTATCTGTAGTCCCGTGGCTGGAACTCAGAAGTAAGATGACGATCACCACCAGACCACTTGTCTTTGAAATTCTGGTCTTCAATCAAACCATATGCTTCGTCAAAACGCGTAATCCATTTTTGGGATTCTGCTGTGTTTTTGTTTTTATCATAGTAAGCCCACAAAGAACCATAAAAATAGCCTTCGGGGAAAGTAGACAAAACAGCGTTACTCTGGACAATTGGGTAAACCAAATCACCAGTTGGGCTAAACAAAAACGGAAATGTTCTAAGGTAGTACGCTTTAATAACCACTCCAGCCCCTGGATTTGGCGTAAACACGTAATTAGGTCCTACTTCTGAGAAACTGCCTCGTATCACCCTTGGTACGCCAAATGGACGTACATAAAGTTGGTCAACCATGCGCCTGCGGATAATCTCTCTATCGCCCACACGGTCATATACGATCCAAGGACCATAACCAGCGGAAGATGCGGGAATTCCAGAACCTTGACTTTCTTGGAAAAAGAAAATAGGCCAGTTCATATCCGAAGGGATAGGAGCCATACCGTTTGTATCAGTAGTAAGCGTAATAGGATTTGTTGTCGAATAAGGATCAGTACGTAAAGCGGGAAGTTCTAGTACGCGCATACGTAACTCAGCCATTTGAATACAGTTTTGTATTTCAAGAACCGAATTTGTTGGCAGTTTTTGAATCGCTACTGGGTATGTCGCATAAGACCAAACCAAATCAGGATCATTTACAGTAATTGTCGAGGAAGTTACCCCAATAACTAAAGTAAATGGACCTAAGGCGCTGTAACTAATAAAATCACCCACGCCAATAGAAGCAGAAGTATCAGATGCGGTTGTAATAACACCAGTTCCACTGTTATAAGCGGTGGCATTAATAGAAATACTAGCGGGTAAGGCTCCAACCCATTGAGCAACCCGACTGACTAATGCGTTAGCAGATTGAATGAATAAAGCCATAGCGCTTCCTTACTTTGTCGGTATTGCTGGATTATAGGGCAATGGTATCTTTCCTGAGGGGTGACAA